CGTCGCCGTCGCCGTCGCCGTCTAGCGACAAATATTTAAGTTTAGCACCAGCATTAATAACGTCTTCGATAGCAACAGCGGTCTCGCCTTCAAAGTTGTCATGGTAGAATTCCATGACTCCATCGATGCATGCCCCGTTGTGACATACTTCGTTGAACGTTATTTTGCGTTTAACCATTTCTCTGCGGCTTTATCGGTTACCGAGAATATGGCTGTCACATCGTGCATCACATCGACGTCAGCCGGAGCGCCTATTTTCGAGGATGAAGTGGGTCCGGTTTCTGCGAGCTCCATGACGCCGCGAGATGTACCGAAATAAATTGCCATGCGGCAATTCTTGAGATTTGTGAGCATTTTGGCTGTCAAATCTGTGCCATCTTCAGTTTGAGCGAAGAAAACGCCACGATGTTGGGTTGTGATTAGGATGTTTTTCATATTTTTGTTTGTTATTTGAGTTTCATTTTTAGCCCGGCCTACCGGGCTTTTTTTGTAGGCGGAGCCCGTTTCGATCGGACGCTATCACTATGTCAGATATACACGCCAGATCCACGCGATTAAATCCTCGGTGATGTGCTCCCATTACACTATCTGCCTTCAATGTTTCGCGCAAGTAGCGGCGGCGGGCTCTTTAACCCATATCGAAACTGTACAGGAATCGATTACACCGCCTCTACCGCGCTTCGCATGACCGATCACCGTATTCTAGGCTCATAATCATGCGATATATCTTAAACCCCCACGACCCTCTCACCCATCAACCCAGGGCCGTGAGGATGTTTTTTATATGCCGTATGTATTTTCAAGTGCATTCTCTACAATAATAGAGATAGCCTTTTGTTCCGTGCCTGCAAATTCACGCAGCCTTTCAGCCCGATCCTTTGTAATATATAGGTTCATAGCCTCTTTTTCGGCGCCTTTGGGCCTTCCCCTGCTTTTCTTCTGTTTCTTCGCCATGCTCAAAGGTAAACGAAAAGTTTCGAATATTGTGCAATATTTAAGATAAAAAAATAGTGCAAATATTTTCATGTATTTACTTGCGCATGAATATAAAGCGTGCTACCTTTGATTCATCAAACAGCAAGATTATGACAAACACAACTGAAATCATCAAACTTAGAAACGTAGCCGGATACGAATATACCTGCGCTTGCTGCGGTCGTGAGATTAAGAACGTGTTCCAGGTGGGAACTATGGTTTATGGTGCCGCCTGTGTTATTAACCTATTCGGCACTGCCGCTGAAAAGAAGGTTAAGGATCAAACTTTCTTTGCAAAGAAATATAACGGTATTTCCGAATCACAAAAGAATCGCACAATGTCAATACTGGGAATCAATGAAGAGCAATACTACACAAGATACGTAACAACCGGAGAGGCTTAAGCCTCTCCATTACTCCATATCTTAAACCACAAAACTATGGAATTCAAGACCTATTACAACCTGATTTTCTTCATCGGGGTTATCACGGGCATCGCCGCAACAATATTCATTTCAATAATAATCTAACGACAATGGAAAAGACAATTTACAAAGGCTACACCATCGAAAAAGATCCTGAGCCTTGGGTTGAAAAGTACATGGCGCCATTCCGCATATATTACGGAGAGGTGTTATCGGATCAGCGCATCCATTATGCCGACTCTATTCCGCAAGCCAAAGGAATTATCGATAGTGAATTGATTCTCGAAGATCCGTCGCGGGAGTTTGAAAGGCTAGAGGGTGTTCTCAAGAGCACGGAGCAAAGCATTGAGGGGCTTCTACAGGAGATCGCATATCAGCGCGATCAACTCAAGCTCGCCCGCCAGTGCATCGAGGCGAACAAAGATGAGTTCACCTACCGTAGTCAAGCCGGCATGCCTGGCGCGGCGATAGCGCGTCATCACGTGGATCTCTGCACCACCGCCCTCTCGCACCTCCCCGAGTTCCCAGCCGATCCGGACGCGGCTGCAGCAAACGAAGTAATCACAAAACTTAACGAGAAATGAGCAGAAAACGCCATGTAAAGGTTTGGCAGGACTGCCCTGAGTGCGGCGGTGAAGGCTGGAAAGATTGCAACGACGGCATAGGTGATACGAATCTGGACTATACTATAATAGGACGCGAAGAATGCGAGATATGCCACGGTTCCGGCCGAATTGAGGCAGAAGCGCCGGAGCCCGAGTTTGAAAAAGATGATAATTATTAACTATTAAAAGATATGAAAACTACCTACTACCTCACGGTTAACCGCCGTGTTTACATCTCCCAGGATCTCACGGAGATGACGGGTTTCGCCATCCACATGGGCGTGCTCGGGTGCGTCGAGATCGGCAAATCAGCCGGGTTTGACTTTAGCGGGATTATGTGTATCAGACCTTGTATACGGCCATGAAGATACTTCGCGAATACTGGCCTATGGCGCTATTCGGTGCGATATGCATCTGGATCGGCATTGTGATTGGACAGGCGAACTGCGGTCATAAGCCGCGCCGGATCGAGCAGATGCACACAATTAAAAGACCTGCGACACAAGTTGCGCGAGCAACAATTTAATTTACAAGAAAAACATCATGAACGAACAAAGCCTATCACAAGACATTTTGCAAGCCGCCCAAGTCGCGGTAGGCAAATCAATTTATGAGGTACTGATGAAATACGACAGCCCATTGCAAATACTGACCAAGCAGGTCATTCAAGAGAACTCAACGGAATTAAAGGCGCTGATATCTGATGCTTTTACATCGGTGATTCGAACGGAAGAGTTCAAGAAATCAATCGTGAACGCATTCGCTCACAAGGTATCTCGCACTATCATCTCAAACAATGAAGGCCTTTTTGATAAGGTTTCAAACGACCTTAAGCAAGATCAGACCTTCAAAGCTAAGATGACGTTAGCCGTCGCGGCAGTAGTGGAGGAATGTCTCAGGGAACGAAGCACTAAAAATTAGTAATATGGCATTCAAAAAATTAGAGAACAACAGGCCATTCTTAAAGATGGCCCTTGAGGGATTCGCCGGTGACGGTAAAACATACACAGCAACAGAGATTGGCATTGGAATTCACAAGCTCATTGGCAGTAAGAAACCCATCGCGTTGTATGATACCGAGAAGGCATTCAAGGCACTCAAGTGGAAGTTTGATGAGGCTGGCATAGATGTGGTGGTCGATGATGAAGAGCGCAGCCTGCAGGCCCTCAATAACGCCATCAGGTGGTGCGAAGAGGGTAACGCCGACATTCTCATTATCGATTCCATTACCCACGTCTGGGAGGCCTTTATCGAGGCTTACAAGAACCGGCCGGATAAGTACGGCAATCCAACTAAACGCAACCGCTTGGAGTTCCAGGATTGGGGTATCGTTAAACCTCAGTGGAAAGAATTATTCAGCACGCCGTTTGTTCTGGCTAAGTGTCACATCATCTTTACCGGCCGGGCCGGGTATGAGTACACGGACGAAAAGAATGAGGACGGCAAGCGGGAAATATTCAAATCTGGGATTAAGATGAAGGCAGAGACCGAAACTGCTTTCGAGCCGGATATCCTTGTTTTGATGCAAAAAGTTACCGATCTTCTCGGAGACAAAAAGACGGTATTCCGTGAGGCCATGGTGGTTAAAGATCGCACGACCGCTATTGATGGCATGACTTTCAAAAACCCGACTTTCGAAAGCTTCTATCCAGCTATCAAGATATTACTCGATGGCACACTGCGCGAGATCCACGGCGCCCAGATACCCGACACGTTCGAGGAGTTTGAGAACAAGTACAGTGAGGCCGGCAAAGAGCGTGACGTGATGCTGGCCGAGATCAAGGGGGCCTTTGAGCTTATGGGCCTGGGTACGAGCAAAGAGGATAAACAGGTTGTTGCCTGGACACTTAGCCAGGTTTACGGCGTTAACTCTATCGAGGCTGTGGCCAAGAAGGGCAACGCAACCGTAAAGAAAGGCCTTTCGATCATTCAGGAATTCGCGAACAAGTACAAGGCATACATGAACGAGTGTATCGACAGCGAGACTCAGATCGAGAAGGGCAAGGTCCTGGAGATGATGAAGCAACTCATTAAAGAGCCTGTGAAATGATCGACTACCACTACCTAGCCACGTGCGACTACAACTCCGGCTCGCAGTTCAACATCTACCGAAACGGAGGCGCTGTGATCCACGGGCACATGTTCTCATTGTACTACGGGCGGAAACACAAGTTTAACTACAACCAAAGTCTGAATTAAAAGCATGGAAATAAAATTTCGAGTAGTCGATAAGAAAGGCGAAATACTTGGATACGAACGCATTCGGAATGACCAATGGGAATGGCGTGTTCCTTTACTCGACTCAGATCATGGTGAACGATGGACGCCCGGCGTAATCGAAACGAGCGAGCCATTGAAACGAGATCAATTCACCAACGTGAAAGACAAGAACGGCACCGAAATCTATGAGGGTGATATCTGTAAAATTCATTACTATCATTTGCCTAGTGATCAGCACGTGATTGGTATTGTAGAATGGAATGACGCTTCATTTTCCATACTAGGCGTTAAGAACCTGAAAGGTGATGAAATAACCTCTGTGTATAGCCTTCGATTCAAGTCTGGAGGAAATTTCGGCGATCGACCTGCAGTAGAGGTAATAGGAACAGTTCACCAAAATCCTGAATTACTATGAACAAGTTCACCTACCTTAAGTTCGCCGCGTCACTTCGGCGCCGCGAAATCACGCATCGCACGTTTATTATCATCATGCACAAGATCGTTCCGGCGCTTATGTTGTTCGGCATGGTCGTAATGGTGATTACCGGTATGATTCTGCACGCAGACCGAATCGACAACATGACGATATACCAGGGCTTGGCCACGCTGGGCATGATCGGGTTCGCGCTTTACCTTATCCGGAAGTCGATTAAATGGATGAATTTATGAGCAGATTTAAACCGGGGCAGAAGGTGACGCCTAAAGTGAAGCCGAGATGGGTAAGTGTCATTGGTCGGGTGAAGTATAACGGACCCGCATTTGGCGAAATAGTCACCGTCGAAAAGTATCATCCCTTTGATCACAAGTACGTTCAGTTTTGCGAGTACGGGGTAAATACCTACTTCGAAGACGATTTCGAGCCGCTCGTTTCCGACGCGGTGCTCTTCGAGGCACTGGAAGAAATAACAGAAACCGAGAAAGTATGAAAAGAGCCCCGAAAATCACCGCAACAGCGCAGGTCAGGTCCAAGGCCGACCGCGTCGATTTCTGGTTCTCCGACGACCTGGCCAAGTGGATGCCGAAGGTGAAGGAGGAAAGGTCTGATGGGAGACGTAAAAAGCAATGGATATGAACTACGTGAAACAGTACTACGGCGTGCCTGCAGATATAGGCAGATGCGTTACATACAGAGATAAGCCTGGAATTATCTATGAGGAGGGCGGCAATTATGTCGCCGTTAACTTCGATTCAGATAAGCCAGGGCATTGCCATTATATTCACCCAACTGATCCGGGCCTGATCTATGGCGAAATGGGGCAGATTCGCAAGATGACCAAATCCCAGCAAAGATACCGGTTATGGCAGCAGGCTGACTCTTGTCTGACATTCGCAGAGTATATAGGCATAAAGAAATGACAGACTTCGACAAGGCCTTGGCTGACATTCCGAAATGGATCTTTAATTGCCCAGTTGTTTACGACTGGTGCCGGTTTAAAGGCGAGACTTACTTTGGCATTCTAAATCTGGAAGCCAGTCTAAAAGCTCGCAAACCGATGATTGATCTGTCATATTGCGCAACTCGGGCGATGAACGGCATCATTCTACTCACTGTCCAGTACGACAAGAAAAAATTTTCACCCTCACCCCTTGCCAACTCGCCGGGGAATGTGTAACTATGTGTTCAATTCAGAAAATATCCTTGCTGCTGTGTGGAAGCAACGGCAAGGGTAAGGTTAACCGACAACCTGCCCAGACTCCCTTCCACGAGCTGGGCTTTTTTTATTCCTAATGGCCAGGCCTCAACGTAATAATGTAGACTATTTTCCTTTCCTATGTAAAGAAGGTCCTACCACTTATTACATCGAGCAAAAATATGGTAATGATGGATTTGCCACATGGATAAAATTACTGAGACAACTCGCGGTAACTGATTACCACTATCTGAATATTTCAGATAGGCCGCAACTGATGTTCCTTTCTGCGAAATGCAAGGTGCCAGAAGATACGCTCTTGGCCATAATCCAGGATTTGTGCGACATGGGCGAATTTGAATCTTTCTTATGGAAAGAAAACCGGGTGATCTTCAGCACAAAATTCGTTCGTCATATAGAGGATGCATACGCCAAGCGCAGCAATAAGTGTATTACGCTGCGGGATTTAGTCACCCTTTTAGAGGGTTTAGGGGTCCGTAAACCCCACAATGAGTTGGATAAATTACCCCTTAAAGCACCCGTAAACCCACAAAGAAAAGAAGAGTATAGTAAAGAAGAGAAAACTATAGTAGAGGAAAGCGAAGACGCGCCTGATTTTGAAAAAGAAATTTTTGGGGATCAAATCTTTATCGAGAACATGCGGCGCATGTTTCCGGATGTGGATATGAAAAAATCATGGATCGCCTGTAAAACGTATTTTGATAACCAGCCCCGGCCGCCAAGTGCCGGGTGGATGTGGCGGCAAAAATTTCAATCTTGGCTAGACAACGATCAAAATAAAATTAATGAGCAACGCGCAAAAACTAAGGGACGTATTGGACAAATCCCTATCAAAGGGAACGGAGAGCCCCGAAAAAAATGGGACTGGAATGCCTGATCGGCTCTTTCTGGATATAATACTCGATTCCGAAGAGGAGATCGAGGCTCTCCGTCAGGGCCGCGAGAATAAGCATTACCGCTTGGTCCGCGAGGAATATGCACGAAAAATCAAGGAGGAACAGGAAAGGCCCTGGTTTACCGCTGAGGAGGTTCTGTCGAGGTTCCGGGAATCTTACGACGTCGAGCCGGAAAGTCGATACGAGGTCATCCTGAAGCATCTCTGCGCTTATTTCACGACCGATCCACGGAGCGCCTACGACCCACGCAAAGGGCTGCTATTGTGTGGTGGGGTTGGGATTGGGAAAACCACCCTCATGGAGTTCTTCCAGCGCAATCAAAAGGCGAGCTACCGCATCGTGTCATGCCGAGAGATTGAGTCAGCCTATGCATCACCTGATCCAAATACAGGCGGCGAGATCGCCATTCATCAGTATTCTTTCAACTTCAAAGTAGCGATAAACTCAAATCCGTTTGGGCACCAAATGGTCGGTTACTGCTTCGATGACCTTGGTACCGAAGTCATTGGTAAGCATTATGGTAAACAAAAGGAGGTCATGATCGAGGTGCTGCTGAACCGATACGACAAACACATCGAGTTCTTTATGACCCACATGACGACTAACCTTTCGGCCGATGAGGTGAAAGCCAGGTATGGAGAACGTGTTTTTGACCGGATGCGCGAGATGTTCAACATAATCGACTTCCCTATTACTGAAAAAAGCAGACGCAAATGATACTAATCGAACATCAAGCCGGAGAAATGGACGAGTGCACGGATCTACAGATATGTGTTTTCTGTGGTGAACTGCTATGCGACGGGCAACAGAATGAAGTCTTTCATATCCTTCGTGGGCATACACCTGGTAATAAATTACTTAAGACAAAATACGGATCTGTTGTCGGCATTGAAGCCGCTGAAATACTTGGAGAAGAGGGCGTGATCATACCATGCACACAACTCGGGAAACCTCTTAGATTTAGAACCGAAAAAAGCAGAAGGAAATGATAATACACAACGCTGAATATGCCCGTAGAATGGCTGATAAAAATAGGTTTGAAGCCGAATCAGAGCGGAAGAAAAAAGAAGCTGCTGCCAGAAACGCAGCTTTCGATGAGATAAACGACTCAATCCAGTCGGCGATAAATGGAGGTCGCACTGAAGTTATACTATCTCATCGCCTCCGGCAAGATGTTAAAGATGATCTCATTCTTGCCGGATACTCGGTGCAGGATTTCGAATCACAAGATGATGGATGGCCTATGACTAAGGTGACATTTTAACCAACACTACAAACCCCGACGAAAGATGATAACAGCTAAACAAGAAGAAAAGCTCACGGAGCGAATCGCCAATTTGACAGAGCTTGAATTGCAATCTCTTTTAGAAGAGGTATTACCCCGGCTCAGCAAGTCTCAAAAGATCCACGTAGTGGAAAGCTTTATTCACGATGAGGCTGCCGAGGAAAGGATCGGTGATCTTGAGGATGGAATTAACTTGCTTGAAGAAGAAAAGGAGGATCTTGAAAATACCATCGACTCAATAAGCAAGATTGTTTACGACGCCTCCGATGTGGAGGAGTTTGAAGATAATGCCTTTCAGAAATTAAAAGATGCCTTAACTAAAATCGGAAATCTATTATGAAGTTCGTAAATACTCAACAACTCGCTTTCATTCTGGATATAAAAAAGGAAGACGCTAGGGCAATGATGTGCAATGCCTGGTGTAAGGCTAAGGGCATCCAAAACATGGCCACAAGAAACGATAAAGGCAAGATTTCAGATGCCTACCCACAGGCTATGGATGTTCAACTGCTGGCAGATCAGCTCAATTTGCCAACGCTTGCGGAGTCATTGAATGACATTGAGAACAATTACCTGAGTCGCCCCGCGAGCAAGAAATGGATACTATGCGACTACCCGGAGAAGCTGGAGGTAAAAGCAAACAAAGAGTGCAAGGAGTTAAAATTAAAAATGCCACCCGCTCTGGAGTCTATTATGCGTCGCGACTTGGTGGATAAAGTGAAGCAGGAATGGCGGGCCAGATTTCCTAAAGCCATTATATCATGACCCGACCGACCATCAGACAAGCTAAGATTCTACGCACCATTGAAATGATGCAGGTCCTTTTGGTGAAACCGAAGACGCCTATGGAGATAGCCGAGATACTGGACATCAACGTGCGCAACGCTTATCACTATCTGAAGCTACTGGACCAACTCGGGATTGAGATTAAGACCGGAACGAGACCTACGACGATCCGGAATCATAAGGTATTGAAAACCTACTACATCGACCAATGCCCGTGCTGCGGGGCCGGTAAACTGTTTTGATATGAAAAAACACGAATTAAAAACTCATACCCAGGTATTTGAGCACATAAAAACAGGAAGCAAAAACTTCGAGTTCCGCCTAAATGATCGCGATTTTCAGGCTGGCGATAAGGTGATCCTTCGGGAATATCTGCCAAATCTTGCCCAATACTCTGGCGAGTCGTTGATAGCTGACATCGGATTCGTGCTTTATGGTCCCAACTTCGGAGTACCTGAAGGATACTGCTGCTTTTCACTTTTAAACGTAAAGAAACTATGAAACCCGTAGCTAAACTGTGGGTTGACATTAAAGGGTATGAAGACCTTTATGCTGTAAGCTCTGATGGCGAAGTGTATTCAAAGCGGAGGAATAAAAATCTAAAACCAACCTTGATTAAAGGATATTTTCATTTTATTCTTTCTCGTGACACCACTGACTACACTGCCTCCATGGCTCGATTGGTGGCAATTCACTTCATTCCAAACCCGGACAACAAGAGAGAGGTTAACCATAAAAATGGCATAAAAACAGACAATAGAATTTGCAATCTTGAATGGTGTACTAGACTTGAAAATGTGCGGCATGCTCATAAAAAAGGTCTGGTAAAAAGATTAAGCGGATCTCAGGTGGGTACCGCAAAACTAAATGATGAATCGGTTCTAGAAATAAGAGCTTTAAAAGGTGTAATGACGCAACGTGAATTAGGATGGTTCTATAATGTTCAGGAGCATGCAATCTATCTGGCACAAAATAAAAAGACATGGAAAACAATTTAAATAAAGAGCGCGGCGCGGGGGAAGACTACCCGGTGATTGATATGAGCCCTAATGAACACGCCATGGCCCTGATAGAGGGTATCCGGGTAGACCTGGATAACTTTTCCTACATATCTCAGACTGGTAAGATTAGTGGCAGTCTGCTTACTGACTTAAAATACACCCTTATTTCTATTCTTCGAGAACTATACGCTGAAAAGAGAACTCGTCTTGACCAAGGTAATCTATTGAATAGATTTATGGATAAGCTTGACGCCGCGCACAAGCGCATCGAGGAGCTGGAGGCTGAGGTAAAACGATTAACATTTTAAAACTGAGATAATGAAAAAAGCACATAAGAATCAATTCGCGAAAACATTCTGGGTAGGTGATCCACCAGATCTGCATCAGGTGCTCATAACCATTGATTACAATGACATTGACTATACATACAATGTGATAGCACGCATCGATTATGATGGCGCTACAATGAATCAAACACTTGGAGGATATGAGACTATAGAATCGGCTACAGAAGCTTTCGAAAAAGCTGAACAAGAATATGCCGACACTATTTTTACCACGGCTAAATCCCTACTGGAATGACCCTCACCAAACTCCTCCTCGCGCTGCTGGCAGTGTGCCTTTGCGTGATCGCCTGGCTGTGGTTTCGGCCTGGGTACGTTCCGGTGGCTGCTGATGAGCATCGAATCAAACTGCTGATGAAAGACTCCATCGAAAAGAAGGCTCTTTTAGAGCATAGCGAATCCCTGATGGCGCAGCGCGATATTGAGCGCAGCAGGCACACGAGAGAGACCGACAGTTTAAAGCGTATGATCAAAGGAATGAAGGGTCGGGCTTATGCCGTCACGAGATACATCCCTGCGCCCGGCACGCCATGCGACACTGCGATAAATGTTCGTGACTCAATCATCACCGCGCAAGATGGATTGCTCGTGAAGGACTCCATGCACATCAGCAGAATAAACGTTACCTTAGATTCAGTACAGGCCGACTACGTGAAATACCAGCGTTTATCCGATGAACAAATAAATACCTGGCAGGATCAGTATCGAGAGTCAGAGAAACGTAATGCCGACATTGATCGAAAGTGGAGGCGTAAGCGCAGAGTCGAAAGGATACTTGAAGGATCGATTATAATTGGAACCATAATTTTGACGATATGAAAATGAAGGCGACATTTAAAGAGTTCAAAGACATTTGCTTGATCATAGTGTATTTCCGTGATGACATGGGGATTGATGAAATTAATGATCTAATCAATGATTGGTACATCATGTACAAAGATTCAAAATATGATGATCCGGTTGAGTACATAACTCTATGCCAGCTACCGGACGTCACAAGGGATAGCCACCCATTTTGGATCGATCCACGCGGCTTAATGCTTTGGATGCATCACTCAAGGATAAACTGACACGGAAATGACAGAGGAAACGAGAAAGCAGATTGAGCGGGATGCGTACAAATACGCCTCGGGTAACGCTGACTACTTCAGGCAGGGCGCTACCATGCAGGACCCCATCGCCGATCAGCGCGGGTATAATCGGGCGGTGGATGATGCTATACGTTCCCTTAAATCCAAGCTAGGAAATTCAAACTCTGCAGGCCACGGTAGAGTGTTTTTAACTGAGGTATTCACAGAACTCGAAAAGCTGAAGAAATGACCGAACATCAATTCTCCCTATTCCCCTACAAGCCTACAGGAAAGGTGCCGATCAGCGCGGCCCAGATCAAAGAGGCTAATAAGTTCCTCATGGAACGGAATGCTCTCGGCGTGATCGAGACCCTGCGGGCCATCCGATACAAACTGGAAGATTTTGAGAAGAGAATAACGAACGGAAGGATATGAGAAATAGATCAATGCCGGCAAAGACGTGCGATCACCACAAACCAAAAGACCTTGGCTACATCGAATGGCACGCGTGGGCAACTGAAATGATGAAGAAAGGGCATAAACAGGCCAAATGCCCACACTGTAAACTCTACTTCTTTCCGGAAGAAATGGGCGAATAGGCACCTCTTTTGTACCTTTCCGGTATGGCGCTAATTCAACCGGAAACCCACCTGCATATTCATATCCATCTGGGTAATGAAATCGCCAACGAGCTCGTAAACATCAACAAACAACTTTCAACCATGGCAAAGAAAATCGACGACATTAACGCTCTCCTGAGCGAAATCAACGACTCAACGAACAACATCAGTGCGGATTTGGACCGCATTGCATCACAAATTGACGGCGGTCTCACCGCTGAAGAGGCGGACGGCGTAGTAGCCCAACTTCGCAGCGCGTCCGACGCCCTGAAGGCCGTCGCTGCCCGGAACCCGGAACCCGGCGAGCCCACCACACCCACCGAACCCGGAGCTTAGTTCATCGGTCTTTACTATAGCGAGAAGAAGCCCGAGAAATCGGGCTTTTTTTTATTTATACTCGAAAGAGCTGACTCTGTTCAGCCAGCCTTTTAGGAATACTTGCAGTGTTGGCTTCCTTTCCGCCAGGTTCTTGTAATACATCACCCGTGCATCTTTGTAAGAATCAAAGAATATACGGGCCGCCGCCGCGTTCAGAGTCGATATAGTTCTTAGGCCGAACTTCCCATCAATAGTTTCGCCCATCACACGCTGAGCGATTTTAAGGCCGTTCTTACCCATGTTTACGAATCCGTCGAAGATAATGTTGGCAACCTGTTGGTCTTTGATTTCGTCGCCGCGCATCGCATCCCAGAATTGGCGTTTATAGATCACTTTGGCTTGCTCTTCTGTGAGTTGCTTGAGCCCCTCCACATCCGGGGTAAGGCCCAACTCGCCGGCATAAGGCTTAAATACTGATAGAATAATGCCCCTGTTCGTTGCGCCTCCTGGGTCGGCAGGGTTATTAACATATCCGCCCTCCCACTTCAAAACATTGGGTATTGCCTTCTCAAAATCAGCCATAGATCACGAACATTTTATAGGTGGAATAGACGAAGGCAGATAACGCTACGAGTTTGACAGTATAGTAAAACGGCCGGCGGTTGATGAAGAACCGGTCCCATCTTGCGGCGTCCGGCGCCGAGCTCAGGTAGTCCCAGGTCAGCCCGCGCTTTATGTTTAACCATGGCTCGAAGATCGTAACGAAGCTGAACACCTCGAAAAGTATTATCCATACCCCAGTATTGGACTCCGCTTGGAACACAATGCCGCCATATAGGATTCCGGCACCGCCCCGGAATATCGTCTCTAGCACGTGGTTTACGCCGGTCTTGCGCTTCTCGATCAGCCAGTAATCTAGGTAGACATTACCCGCGATCAGCGCGAGCCAGCCGATGATTTTGAGGATTATCATTTCTTTATAATGGTTTCCATGACTGTAAGCCTAAGATCAAACGATCGCTGTGTCTCCGCAATTTGCCGCAACTCGGCCCGTATAGCGGCCATTTCGGCCCGTCGAAATTCGCGCTCCTCTTTATAATCACTCTTCATTTCGTTAATAAGGTCGCGTGTAATCAATGTCTCCTGACGGTTTGTCTGGATCTCATTGCGGATATCGAAGTATAGAAAAGCCAGCGTGAATAGGGCACCTACGGCTGCAGCGATTTGCCGTGCGGTGATTCCGGGAATGGGTCTATCCTGCAGATCCTTACTATCCATACTTTATAGAAGGTAAGTTGTGCAACTTTTTCAACTCCTCATCTATATCCTCATCCTCATCAGATGGCTTTTTTTCAATAACTTTAAACCTGCGATCATAGGCCTCTAAAACCTTTGTGATGCTGATTACCGCGCCGGTGAGCTCCTGAATTGAAGATTTCGTACTAGTAACGAAAGTCTTGACTATATGATAGGCCAAGAACAGAGAGATCGCGCCGAAGGCCGCCTCAGGATGGTCGAGTATCAGTGCTATCCACTCCATATACGTGAATGTAAAATAAAAGCGCCAAAAACTTAAATAGGCTGAATTCAACCGGCCAGCCGTGGACCGTAAACAAAGTATGATTGTAATGTACTACAAAATCCGCCCAATCAGCTACCTCTAGCCAGAACACAACTAAGAATACTCGCCGCCCCGGGGCAATCCAAGCCGCGAGCACGCGGCACATAATCGATATGTGGGCACACCAATGGTAAACATACCCTGGCAGTGTCATGTGCCCATCCCATTTATCAAAGAATCCGGGCCAATAGAACTGATATACCCTCTCATGATCCCATTCCACCAAGGTGAACAGCAAATCAACCAGCTCAGCACCAATCAGTAGTACCTTTACCTTTTGACTGGCTGTCATCCGCCGCCAGGAGGAGGATCTTTGACCGGAGGCTTGCCCTGCTGCTTCAATTCAAAATTAGTAATAGTACAGTTGGTGAATGAAATCCACATGTTGTAAACATTCCCCTCGTAAACCTCATCGGCTTCTTGATTCTCATCCATGGTTAATTCTTCTTGTTGCGTTCCTTCCATAGTATTTCCTGAGCTTTTTTTATCGCCTTATTTGCTTCTTTTTGGGCCTTTTTAGCCTCGATCGCCATGCGCATTAATCTATACCCGATGTATAAAATAGCAATGCAGATGGCGATTATTTCGGTCATTTCAACTTTATACGTTTTCCTGAGCTTGTGGTAATGTATACCTCCTCAACCGTTCCCGTTACCTCCACTGTCACCTTGCCGTCTTCGACTACGGTCTTTGGCGGTCGGTAGGCCTGTACGGCGCCGGCGTCGCCGGAATCACGATAGGCTGGCGAATCGGGTAGCGGAGTATAAGCTGCATCGAGCTTGAGCGTGGTGGCATCTCCGGTTACCTGAATGTTGTTTACTTGGCTTATAGCTGCGGTTCCTGCCTTTTTAATCAGCGTGGCCCCCGCCGGCACGGCTATAATATTGTCGTGAATATTGTTGGCGCTATAGACCTCGATCCCAACGCGGTTTGCAATGATCGTATTGTTGTATACCTCGTACCCCGCAGCGTCAATGGGTGCGTACGCGGCGAGCATGACCCCGCCCCCAAAAGCACCACCGGTGCCCACGATTAAATTGTGATGGATCTTGCCAGAGCCACGGCCCTGGGCTAGGATTCCGAACCCCGAACCGGTGTTTATGGTATTGTAAGCCACCTCCCCTGTGCTGCCAGGGTTCCATGTGATCCCATTTGCGTCAAGCGGCTCTTTGGTATACCCGAAATCGTTGATTTTATTATTGGCTATATACATTTCCAGACTGGCGCCTATCTGTATTCCGTCGCGTCCAATGTGATTAAACCGACAATTTGTGACCCGGGCACCAATTACGTCATGCTCTTGGGCTGTCGTTACGCCACTAGTGCAAGGTCCGCCCTGGATAGATCCAACTTTGTCGTAGTGACTTTCGCCGATGTAAATAGCCTCGCCTCCAAGATTTATGAAATCGCAGTCGTCAACCACTGGGTACTGTAGTGTGAACGCCCCGCGCCAGGTCTTTGGGTCGCAAGACGGATCGGTCTTTGCCTCAAAACCGGAATAGCCCAGGTCGTGAAATCTGATGCGTGCTGCTTTCACATTCGTAGAGAGATCTCGGAAGTAAATTCCGTGACCACCGCCGGTTATGTCGATATTGTGACCCGGGCCGCCATCAATCACGATGAATGAGCTGTTGTAGAACTGCACCACATGCTGCCCGGCGTTGCCCTTAATAGTTGTACCGTCGCAACTTACAAATGTGATCGGCAGGCCTTCGGCGCCGTTTATATTGTGGAATTCAACTACGGCTCTCGTGCCATTGGCAAAGCATACCGTCTGTCCAGGCTTTGGATTGATGACGTAAGCGTTTGCATTAGTGGTCTTATTGACATCTACGTACCAAGCCGTGGCCGGAATGATGAAGTCGCATGCGCAAGCAGGCAACAAATGGGCTGTCATGCCATCGCTATTGATATACCAAATAGGAGTGGTTCTAGGCGTTACATCCGATACTCTAAGCATAAGATCAGCCCGGCCCGCTGCCTCTCGGGCAATACTCCCGTAATCCTGCCCGAAGGTGCAAAAGGAAATAATGGAAAGAAGGAAAAATATTGTTCTCATTAAATTAGAACTGGGTTACGCCGCTGATGCCTTCATCGTTTATAAAACCGATGTAGTAATCGTTGGTTGTGGTGTTTAGTGTTTTAGTGATAGTAAAGCTAGTGCCTGGCGTAGTGAACCGCTGCAATATGTTTACGTCCATTTCTAGGGGATCTGTCTTAGGCTTGAAGAATACAGCGCAGCGCACGGGCTGGTCGCTTGTGATGACAGTGCCGGACCTGGTAACCACTGGTTTGACCAGGTTAATATACGTAGGCGTGGTGGTATCGACGACATCAAAAGACACTGACGACTGCGAGAAATCCAGTGTACAAGCCACATAGTAAAGATCATTCCCCATGGACCTAATTTTGCCGCCATTGGAAGTCACAATGTCTTTGCCTGCGTAAACGGTGCCCGATAAATCCAGTCTTACCCATACAGGTGTTGTAATTCTATCATAAGGGCTGCTCGGATAATCCTTGTGATAATAGATTGTTACGGTCTTGCCCGAAGCCTTCACAGAATCAACAGCCTCTTTTGCCCAGTAATACTCCGTAATCCTATTAAACGACCCGAAATAAACATCGCCGCCATGTAGAGTTATAAGGGAGTCCAAGCGGCTGAAATATCTTTTCGAATAGTCCCCGCTCCATCTCAGCCAGTGCGTAAAGCACCGGTACCAACCACCTTTGTTAATCACTCTAGGTACAAGCTGCGCGAGTATGGCTACGCCATCTGCCTCACTTCCGTATTGAAAATCAGGGTTAGGCGCTACCAGATCAGAGTAATATTCCTGGCGGAAACATAATCCCCTGCTGATCATGTCCAGGTCGGATAGTCCTGTATACTGGATAAGGGATGAATCATAGGCGGAATTCCTGCTTGAAAGAAATATAGGTAACAAGCTGTTTTTATATGTAGTAACTCCGGATGAATAAGCCCCAGCCGAAGCCGGTACATTGTCGCGCAATCCGGTTACAAGAACGTCCGTCGATGCATAATTTGAACTGTTGTGATAAACCCCAAAATCCACGCGCCCGGTATGGTATGTATCCTTCTCGGCTTGGTTTACGCCGCTAGTAAATACCGTAGTGCCCATGTTATATTTGAAACTAAGCATTTCACCACCATACGCGTGGCCAGTCGTGGGCGTAGTTGAGTATGCATCACACCCTTCGCTGAATGAAGCCCGGTGCCCGCGATAATGCTTAGAGATGCCAATCGACGCATTTTCGAGATCAAACAGCGAATCAGGAATAACACTGAGTGATGACTTTTGGAATGCACTTTTAGAACTCATGAACTTTGCCTCCGATTGCAGATTGTCCATGCATGCGGAGACACACACTGATAAAAGAACAAGAATCAAGAACTGTTTTTTCATATAAGAAATTTGTGTTTTAATACTAGTTTGCTGCCGCCGCATGCCAAAATCCGCTTCCTAATTTAGCGGTTATATCATTGTTCCCGCCACCAACACCGCCAGCCGTGCCGGTTATCTTCAAAATATTTGTATTGGTAAATGTCAGTCCTGTAACATCTGTCTGCGTCGTGTAAACCGACGTACTCGCCGTAGGCGTATTCATATTGACAATAGCCCTGGCGGTAGATGATCCGGTTCTAATAATCATTACCTCAATCGCCCATGATCCTGTTCCAGAAATTGTAATGGCCCCGCTATCGAATATTGAAGTGCCGCCAAAAAGCAATTTAATTTGAGCCGTGGCCGTAGCGTCATTAAAAGTGCCGGCATATTTTGCTATGATTTTCTCACCGTTATTTGCAAGCGTAGAGGCTGGTGTCGTGTAGCTATACAAGTCTGTCTCACTCGTACCTGTATTGTTTGCGTCGGTGAAATTATCGAAGATTACTCCGCCTAATCCGAATCTTAGACCACTGGCCTTGGTGCTGTATTGAGAGCCGTTATACTCCAGAGCGCCGGCCTCGGCCGTAGTCTGAAGAGTTCCAGAAGTAAATTTAACAGGAGCTGAACTTGCCGCCGTTGAGCCAGCGCCAAGATGTAGAATTGCAGTTGGTGTGTTCTGACGAATGCCTACGTTACCGGATCGAATAAGCATAGCATAATGCGTAAGCGTTGAGCCACCTAAAGAACTAACATCTGGGTTATAATCTATGCCTGTGTACGTGATAGTGTTGGCCAATGTAGATGAAACAGAATTATCTATTAAAATGCCGGTAAAAGCCCTGGTAAGACCAGAACCAGAACTGATATTATGAGTATTAGTGGTGAAATTGAATGCTATGTTATTGTTTGTGCTCGACGCGAATACGGTTCCGAATTTCAACCCTTGCGTTGATCCTGACCCGCCTCGGAGGTATAATGCGCCTGATTGGTTACGTATAGTCATATCCCCTGCGAAAGTAACCGCTAGCAAGTTTATCGAATTGGTATTTATCTGTGCCGGCTGAATCTGAAGTATCGGCGTAGCAGATCCATTTAATCTCCACTGTGCTATATTCCTGGTCAGTGATGTAAATGCGCCGTCGCTATTATTAAAGTTGTAGTCCCACCCTGTTTGCGTCTGGCTATTCGCCGTGGCAGTTACCGTTATATCATCACTCCGCCCAATGGCAGATGCCCCGGAAACAGATCCTACCCATGATGTTTGCCCGTTGTCCAATAGGCTGAATCGCGTGGTCGGTGTATTACTCGCGAATCGGACAAGCTCGCCGTTCGTTGTGCCTAGACCCACTACGTGAAATTTCGCCGCTGGGGATGCACCTAATCCTACGGAAAATGCGCCAGCAAGGTTGTTATTTCCTGTCAATGTGCCGCCGGACGCTAGAGACCAAAATGGTGCAGTTCCAGTAATAGCGTTACTGAAATTCGTCCACGAAGGCGTTGCAAGCCACGTAGCTATACCCGTGCCTAACCCTGAAACCCCCGTTGATATCGGTAATCCTGTGGCATTAGTCAATGTGGCCGAGGACGGCGTTCCTAATGCACCATCGAACAATACAGGCGCCCCTGTGGAACCTATATTCACACCGAGCGCAGTTTGTACGCCAGTGCCAAATGTTATCGCGCTTTGCTTACTATTAAAAGCGCTCCAATCCGTAGAAGAAAGCGCCCCCCTGTTTGATGCGCTTGCCGTGGGAATGTTTAACGTAAAGCTACCGGAGGACGTTATGGGAGATCCTGAAACAGATACATCAGTACCGGAAGTACCAGTTGTAAGACCAACACTTGTAACTGTCCCGACCGAAAGAGTTTGCCATGTAGGCCCTGACCCAGATCCATTAGATGTTAAAACTTGTCCTGAAGTACCAGGAACCGTGCCCCCCATATCCCAAGAGCCGTCGGTATCTATTTTAAGACGATACAGGTTATTAGTATGGAGCATCACACTATCGGATTTGACCCTTATCCTTGAGTTACCGAAATTAATTTGGCCCTGGCTTGCATCTACACCTATCGTGTTACTACCTACTTGCATGAATGAGCTAGTAGAGGCATCCAGCCCAATAGTACCGCCGCTCCATACCCGGTAGTTCCCCATTCTTAACCCGTTTGATGCCCACGTCCAGTTGAAATTGCCTGTGAATGTTGTGTTCGCTGTGTTTGCGCCTCCCAAATCCACGGAAGTACCATTAGCTGTAGTTCCGTTACCATTCGTTAATGGCGCGCCGCCACCCGTTAATTTAACGACTTCAAAGTAATTTCCACCGGCGTTATAAGTAAGAACACAATTTGTATTTGCTGGTATATCCCCTGAGACCAATGGCTCCCATGAATCACCATCCCAAAGACGGAGGGCCACGGCACCCACTGAATTCACATTGATTGTCGCGGTGCTAGTATTCCCACTAACGAATTTCAGATACAACCTAGTGCCTATATATGACCCCGGGAAAGTAGGAACAGTGACAGTGGCGGTATAAGTGTTCGTGCCTGACGTGGATACATATCTATCCCAAGGACCCTGCGCGAACAAGGCTATAGATGAAATCGACAGAATAACCAGTAGGAGTATTTTTTTCATTCCAGAGGTTTATTGTTTGTTCCGTAATCTGCTATATTTGATTTAACATCCACACTGGCGCGAAATCTTTTTTTGGTTTGACTGACTACCTGCATAATCGCCCAGCTGCCAGAAATACCGATCACAATGAAAAGCGTTTTTATCTTTCCCATGATAAAAGGATTGTTGCCTATCCACTCGTCAGCGGCATAAACAATACCCATCGATCCGAAAAAATCAAGCAGGATGCCCCACCGCTCGCGATAAAGAAATTCACCAAAAGGCAATTTCTCGTTGTTCTTTTCATAATCTATGTACCGGCTGCGCGCAAGTGCCAGCAGGTGTATGACATTGCCGATCAGGCATGCAATGAAACAGTGAATATAAACCTCTTGTATCATTTTGTGTAGAAATTGTCTATAGATGGAATAGGAGGTAGGGTGTCCGTTTTTGAAAAAAGTTGGGTATTTGCCGGCAGAACACTATCATCGGTTACCCAATAAATTTTTTTAGGATCAGTTGGATACACACCTCCATGGGCTGAAAAGTCCCAACGCTGAATAGGGCTGCCGGCGGTTACAAAGACATCTTTATCAATGAGCTTAGTGTCAGCACCCCTTACTAACATCACCTTATCTCCAGTGGCTAGATTTAATACAGTGCTGGTAGTAGCAAGAACCTTTCCCCTACTTACAACATTGTAAAGCTCATCAATAATCTTTTGCGCCCATGTCCTGTGTATGGTCGCTGTAATAGGCTGAGCTGATGCCAGTAGGGTGTTTTTCTGTGCTTCTAGTTCTGCCTGTGTCATTATTCCAAAGCATTTATTCCGAACGATGTAACGCGATCGTTACATCCTCCAGGTTTCCTATAGGTTATACCATCGAATTTCCATTCCTTCTGCAATGCATAGTTGAAACATACTGCCGCATCACTGGTTATCTGCTTAAGTATCACTGCTCGGTCAGCTGCTTCAAGCTGATCGAATGTACCGCCGGGGTCTTTAATTTGTGTAAATCCGTATTGCGTTACATTCTTGCCATGCACGGCAATGAATCTTTTGTAGGCCATCCTAACCCACCATTCCAGGATATAAGCCTCGTAGAATGTTTTTAACTCTGGTCTATCACCTGCCGTAAGATCATAGTTGTATATGTCTATTGCCAGTGACTCAATTTGTGGGCGAACATCAAATTTGTATGCATCCTCAATGTGCGGGTTTATCAATCGGTCCTCAATGTTCAAAGAGAACTGGACGAACTGCGGGAAGTCTGATTTTGCCGGCTTCATATTTCGTCCGGGGTCACGATCCACACATCTATATCATCGTCTGTAAGCCCATAAGACTTTAGTATCTGCTCGGCCTGCTGATAGGTAAGAGCTTTTTCGTTATTTGGGTCAGTCAGGCCTACATTGTACCTCTTAATGACCTTCTGAATCTGATTTATGTCAGCTTGGCCCCAGGTGCGTTGTGCTGCATTTACAGGAGCCGCATTAGGACTAGTCGGTTGACCAGGAGTAGCATTAGAACTTGTCCCGGTATTTTCCCAAAGCGTCAATTTGCTGAGTTCCCAGTTCTGGTCGGGGAATGGTATGCTCAAGGCCTCCTTAATCAGATCCTGGCTTTCTACGACGGTGAGCTTGAAAAGCTCCATCGAGTTCGCGAGCTCCTGCACGTCACCCAGCTTACCGGCAGTCTCAAACCCTACCAGAACGGGAGGAACGCCCATGTGGCGGCATACCTTACGTCCCACGCGGTCTGTAGCCTTGTCTGTCTGATCCAAGATTTCCGCGATGGGTATAGTTGTTACCGTGGGCTTGGCGGCGTCCGTGGAACCTTCGATATGCAACGCATACGCGGCATCCTCGCCGGCGAACCGCTTCATGTTGTTGGCAAACTTGTCGTATTCCGTTTTCCCGTTATCGTCCTTTACCATTTTATCAATGGGTCCAGTGCTCACGATGATCGGGGTTCGCCACCCCTTTTGAATGTTCCTTTTCTCTAGGCGTGAAATCCCTGCGTCACTATCAATATCATCGAGACCTGCATAATAATGGGGTATAGGGTACACGTCGTAATATAGCCCAACCCCTTTCTTGAAATGGTAAACTATATCTCCCCATTGCTCGCCATAATTTTTAATCTGCCAGGACACGCGCTTCAGGCGCTCCTGAGGGGACTCTATCGGGTTAAACTCCTGCAGCTCTTTGTTGTGCGCCCGTGAATAATTAGCCTCTCCCATAAGCTCGTTATATACGAACCTGGTGAATCCAAGGCGCCGTAGTTTCTGTGTAGGCACCGGGTATATTCGGGCTGGCTGACCAGCATTATCGAATATCACACGAAAAGAAGCGCACTTGAAATATGCTACAATTAAAGACAGGTCGCTGATCGCTGAGTTGTAAGTCTGTGTCAGGTTAGCCTTTGATTTACCAAGCTCCTGATCCACCAATCCATTCCCCTGAATAAATTTTGATAACTTATCGACGCAGGCCGTGGCAGTGCCTGAGTCGTTTACGCTTCTTATGATATCGTTCGGGAGTTTGTCGTCATCACCAAAACGGTAATAACTATTGGGATATTTTTGTATCCTCGCTAATGCATTCTTTACTACGTTGAGCGCCTGAGTAAATACCTGCATTAAGATTCATTTTTTACGCCCGAGGATAATAAAACATTGCTCTTTACTGCCTCATGTTTGGACCCTTCGAACATGTGCTGTATTGCTGGTGTCTCGCTGATCACCTTTTGCACAAATTCATCCTTCACGTTTTGGCTGTTGATATCCAAATTGTATTTGCCGACGCTTATTCGTGCGCCGGCAAATTCTTTCTTCAGTGTATACATAAGTATCCCATTTTTTTAGGCAGCCACAGGGTCAATGCTCAGGGCGTCCAGGGCGGCAATATTTGTCGCCAGTGATACACCTGGGTTGTACTGGAGCTGAAGGTTGGTCATTCCGCCAGACATCGTCAGCGCACCAGCGGTAGAGTCGTTCAATACGGTACCGGACGTTCCCGTGAAAGCAGATGCCTTCAGGCCGAAAGAACCAAAATTAACTTTGTTGATACCGAACACCTCAAGGCTGCCTGCTACCGTTTCCACGATCGCGAACACCTGTTCCTGGTCGATCAGGTTATCCAGGTACGACAGTTCCTCGGCGGTCTCGTAGTAAATAGACATGACCACGGATTGATTCCTGACGGTCACATTCTCACCAACCTCGATTTCAACACCCGCGTTGTTCTTGTCTTTCTTGCCGCTCCACTGGGTTAGGCCTTTGGTGGCATAGGTGAAAGTGAACCCGGTAGATGCCGCGCCGGTGGTCTGGGCACCAATGCTGAAGGTGGTGGCGTTGATAACCGTGATGACAAATGATTGCCCCACGATAGTATTTCCGCCCACCAATGTTGCACCTGTGTTCGCGGTTATTTTGATTACCATACCGGTCTCCAAGTCCGCCGTAGATGCCACCGTGGCCACGCCCGGATTTGCTAGCGTGATCGCTGATCCGGTGCTGGTCACTGGATCTTTGAAAGTCATGGCAGTCACGCTATTGGCGTTATTGGCGCCAAAAGTCACACTTTCCAAGTCTTTAACCAGGCCCAGGTAAATGCGCTTGTTAAGTCCGCCGACTTTCTTTTGGGCATTACAGGATGCCTGAATGCCCTTTATAAGCTCGTCTACACATGCCATTCGTTATACTATTACGGGTGCGATGAACAGGATTTCGTTACCATAGACATAGTTAATGTCCGTCTTCATGGATGCCTTATAGCGATACTTGTCATCGCCAGTGGTCTTCGCCATGTCGGTGATTCGGATGTAATCTTCGTCACCTGAATCATCGAATCCAAGGAACACGTTACCGGCAGATGCGCCGATCACTGTGTTTGCCGGCAGAGCATCGACTACGGTCAATTTTGACCCTAGGTAATCCATTTCCTTTTTGCCCACGAAATAAGAGCCGGCGCCATTTGCCACCACGGCTTGTGCCTGTGAGTAGTACACGGAAAGGTTATACGGAATCCAAAGCTTAAAATCAGGCTTGGAAGATACCGAGCGAGGCACGTTGTTGAACATGTACGAAAGCACATCAAGAACGTTTGATTGGTTGACAAACATCATCGTGAAGCCAGTGGAGGCCGCGCCGGTAACCTGCTTGTTCAGGCTGAATGTAGTGGCCGACAATACTGTAATCGTGAAGGTCTGTCCCACAATAGTCGTTCCGCCAACCAGCGACGCACCAGTATTGGCAGTGATGGTGATCTGGTCGCCCGTTCTCAGGTTTGCGGTAGACGTTACCGTGGCCACGCCAGGGTTCGCTAAGGTAATAGCAGATCCTGTCATTGTGGTGGTGGAGCCGATGGCCCCCGTGGTTGTCTTAAGAACAGTTGAATCAGCCTTTAGGCGGCCGATCAAACCAGGATACGCTGCAGCGAATGACACAGTACCAGCTGTTACGCCGGCCTTGCCATTTACGTAAAGTTGCTCGTTCATAAGCGCGATCTTGGTCGTCATGATCTCCAAGAGAAGCGCCTCGAAGTCGCGGGGCGGAACATAGTCGTTCAGGCTTCCTTTCTTGAGCTGAGCGGCTTCCCATCCCTGGCGCAGATCGGCATAACATATCTCGACCATGACCTCGTATTTAACGGGGTCAATGTACTTTTCAGAGGGCGCGATGTCGCCGGCCTGGGCATCGAAATTACATGACGGGTCCTGGAACTCCACATTGAAATCCAGGGTGCGCAGTACGGTGCGCTTTTTAATGCCAGGCAGAGGTGTTACCAGGCCCATGTCAACAAGGCCCTGCGCGGGCAGAATGGACGGTGTTATGTAATCTCCGTAGAGCTCGCCTGCGTAGGTGTTAATTCCGGGGACGATGTTTGACATTTACTTATTGTTTAAGAGTTGTTCTTTACGTTCTAATTCGAGCTTTTCGCGCTGTTTCGACATGGCCCGTACCTTTTGGGCGGTGCTCATTTTTGAGAAGTCCATTCTGTTTAGATCCTCTACCCTGTCATCTTTCTTCGAATGATCACCGGGGATGAGTTTTTTATACTCGTTGAAAGCGTTCTGGATGGCCAGAACCTCTTTTTGGGCGGCAGCCTTGTCGGTGGTCATCTGTGCTTCCATAGAAGCCACTTTGGCCTGCAGCTCAGCGTTGGCAGCCTGAAGAGCGGCCTTTTCTTCGGCCAGCTTGGCGGCATTCAGAGCCTCGCGGACCTCTGTGACTACACCGGCGGCCACCACCAGGGTACGTCCATCGTTCAACAGGATCTCACCATCTGCAACCGGAGTTTCTGTGGGAAGTCCTGATGCGTCAACGACGAACACCTTTGCGCCTTTAAGTTCGTTAGGGTTTGCTGGATCTGCGGGAACAGCATAGATGCTTGTTCCGTCGTCGGCGGTTAGGGTAACCTCGTTCTTTATCTTTGCAAAGGCTTTGGCCAGCCTGCCAAAACCGGCATGCATCAGGGCCTCAAGCTTTTCAAGCTGGGTAGCTTCTTTCTTTTCAGACATATTGTTTTGAATAATTGTTGCAAGGTGGTCGGTGATCATCAAGCCCCGGAATGCGTCTTGTGTCACGGCGGATTTTCCAGGCTTCTTATAGTATCCTGTAGCAAAGCCAAGCTTGATAGCGCCTTTGGCGCCAAGGTCACGCTCATCAGCCATTGCAGCCACTAGTTCCGTTCTCTTGTCTTCGCCGAGCACAGAACAGTAGATATCTACGATCTCCCGATCGGTGCGTTCTGTTTCGTCGGCAAGCTTCTGGAAGTCTTCAGCGGTGAGCGGGTCCAAGCCAAGACTCATGGGATCGATACGCGCGAAGTGTACAACGAATTGACTGTATTCAGCAATGAGGCGCGTGTCGCCGGCGAGCATGATAACAGTGGCGATGCTGTTTGCCTTGTAGGCTATGGTAGTGATCTTCTTACCAGAGGTTCGCAATATGTTGAAAATCTCTACGCCCTCAGTCTTATAGCCGCCGTCGCTGGATATTTCCACGACTATTTCGGGGTCTGCTTTGTGCTCTTCGAGGAATTTGGACGCATCAGAAGCAGAGAATGAATCGCCGCCGAACATGTCGGTAAACCCGTCTTTGGGGCTTATCAGGCCGCGTATGTACAAGCGTGGAAGTGATTCCAGGTCCTTCATTACTTGCAAATAACTCGCTAACTTGCCATATTGGGTAAAAACGGTACCTTTTTATGGACAAAATGAAGTTTGTGAAAGCAAAGCTTACGCCTGAATTCAAGGAAAAAGTGAAAGCTTTCGCCGATTCTAAGGGGGAAACGGAGGCAACAATAGTCAGGAAGGCGCTATTAAAATACGTCAACCCAGCTCCGAAGTAACCTTGGCCCGGTTCACCTGATCTTGCTTTTTTTGGATATCAGTAACGGATACCTCCAGCTTTACTTTTGACAGATCATCCGCAATAGAAATAGTCTGGTTTATTTTTGAGCTGGCCGCCCGGGCGACAAAACCTCCATCCGCCAAGTAGCTCTTAGGGCTACGGTCTGTGAAGAAGTCCACGCCGCCAGCCATCTTATTAATCATCGACAGGTTCCGCAGCAGTGGCGACGCCTCCTTCTTTAATACTACCATCTTCTCACCGCCTTGCACATTGGCTACCTTCTGCCCGCCTATATACACATCTTCCCCGCCGTGGGCGTGTGACTTGCCGGCGATATCGATCATGCCGCCATCCTCAAGCTGAGGCACCTTAGTGCTATTGATCTTTGCCACGTTTGCCAGACCAGATATTACGGCGGCCGCTGCGCCGGCGATACCCAGCGCAATACCGACAGGTCCGGGTATAGTAGAAGTCATACCCGTGAAAACCGCCTGGGCGCTCTGGTAGGTCTGTATCAAGGCCTGGGCGCTGGCCAGCGCCTTGAAGGCTATGGAGTTTTTATTGAATAGGCCAGCAATCTGGCCCAAGGTGCTTTGCACGGCTTGGACTTTTGCCTGTTCAAGCTTATTAATGGTTTCGGTTTCGTATTCCTTTTGGGCAATTTTGGCATCCGTAATCTTGCCCTGTAGCTCTACATCTTGGTCTCCGAATGATTGTTTTATGGCCAGATCTGTTTCAAGGGCTGCTATTTGCAGGTCTGATATCTGCTTATCGTACTCCTCCTTATTAATCTCACCGTTTAAAAATCGGTCCTTTTCCTCATTGATCAGGCCCTGTACGTATTCATGATAAGCTTCTAGCTCGGTGCTCAGCGCATCCTTAGTCTGTTGGATCTGGTCTGAATATCCCTTTGCCTTTATGTCCAGGATGGCCTGCTCAGACTGTGCGACGATTAATTGGCGCTCACTCTCTGTAAGATTATCATTTGCCAGGAGCTGCTGCGCTTTGAGCTGCTCGGCGGCGATCTCCACTTGCACGCGCTTTTCTATGGTCTGTGCTCGCTTTGCCTCTTGGCCGAGCTCGAATAGAGCAAGCTCATTGGATGCCGCGAGCTCCCGGTCGTTGATTTCCTTTTGTTTCTCGGCTAGTTTTTCAAGGCGCTCACGTTCCTTTTGGGCTCGTTTCTCAGCCTCATCTGCAAGTTTCTGGCGCTTGGCCTCCGCTTTGTCGGCCAGGGCGTCTGCTTGGTTTTGAAGTTTCTCCTGAAATGCAAGGCTTTCCCCCTCAGCATTGTTAAGGGCTATTATACTATCCTTTACCTTATCACGTTGCTCATCGAGCACTTTTCCGGTAGCGATGATAGCCTCGCCTAGTCGCACCTGAAAATCAGACTCGGACTCGCCGGCTTTTTTTGTGATCCCTCCATTCGCCTGAATGGCCTTTGAAACTTCATTAATCTGTAAAGCCTGCTGATTGGCAATACGCAGCCCTTCGGTCTTTATCTTGTTGAGCTCTTGCGTGCGTTTTGCCTCCAGGGCCAGGGCCTCATCGAGTTTTTTCTGACGCTGTTCTTCAGTGAGGCTGCGGTTTTTTGATTCGATTACCAGCTTTTTAATGGCGTTGGCGGTTCGGCTGGTGGCGATCTCGTAATCAATTTCACGATCTTCAAGTTCCTGGATGGCCTTTTGAAGCTCAACGGCTAGGCTTATTTCACGCTGGATCTCATCACCGATGCCTGAAAATGAATCCTGTATTCCGCTTAGGCCGCCTTTTATATCCCCGGAAAGGAGCAAGCTAATGGCCTTTACCAGGGCAACTACGCGATCTGTAACCACAGCAATAACCGCGCTCGCGCCGGCCGTCACCTGCTCGAAGGCGTCCATGCCCTCGGTAGATCCGGTAATGAATGTTTGCAGCGCTTTAAAGGCCACAACTAGGGCCGCAATGATTGCCCCAATGGGCGTAGCAATGAATGCCAACGACGCCTTAACCATGCTGAATATGCCCTGCGTGAGGCCGCCGGACGCGGTCGTGGCCTGCCCGAGCTGGCCGGCGAACCCACCAAGTGTAGGGCTTATGGACGAAAGAGCTGATTGATAGTTACCGATATTGAACCGCTGTTTCTCAACCTTGGTGGAGTTCTCCGCAATAATTGCGCTGTTCTTGTCGTACTCGGCGTTGAGCTCCTGAATTTTCTTGCGCCCCTCCTCAGTAGTAATATCAACTTTGTTACGCTCCTTTAGAAGTTCGGTGTTAGCCTTCTTAAGCGCGTCAATATTGACAATGTTGCTCTCTACTGCTTGGCTATTGGCCTGAACAATCTTAGAGTTTTGTGAAATCTCCGAATTTAAGCGCTTGATTTGCTCCTGATTCTCTACATATGCGGCGCTGTTCTTTTCACCTTGAGCAACGAGCTTTTTATTGGCGTCATTTAATGCGTCGATCGCCTTGCGGGCATTGGCAATATTGTTGATAGAGTTCTTAACGTCTGAGTCATTAAACTCGATATCCAGTAGTATTTTTTCGGTCTCGTCTGCCATTATAGTCTTATAAATTTACAGATGGTAGAGTCTGGTTTGTTTAGTTTAAACTGGGTGACCTCCTCTAAAACATACAACTCCCTGTCTATGATCTTTGCGGTATCGAATCGTATTTGATGTACATCAGCGTAATTTAGCTTAACAAGTAACTCAACACTCTTTGTTTTTTTGATGATACGATCAAATACTCGGTAATTGCTTTGGTAAGTTTTTGACCACTCTAATCCATCAGCAACCACAACACGGTTTACGTTTCTCGGCGTGCTGAAGGCAACGGTCATGGGCGATGCCGGGTCAATTTTGAGCACGCCATACATAGGCCTATACTTAGTCTCCCATATGTCTTTCTCTGCTATGGGACTCCAATACGATGTCTCTATAATGGGGTCTTTGCCTGCTGGCACTGGATTTTGAAGAGCTAAGTAATAGCTGCCGTTTCTCCACACATAAAGCTTAATGCCGGGACCTACGGCATACCCGTTCACGCTATTCCAAACACCACCATAAGCACTGTCCTTTTTTATAATGAAAGTCTTAGTGCCTGGTATGCCCGTCAATGGGAACCTTTCATTTTGAATAAGATAAAATTCAGATTTATAAACATCAGCCTCTGGGTCTAAGGTATTGTCATCAATGGGTATTCCCTTCGAGTAGTCTATATCCGCAGAATTGGTATCTGTTGATGAGTCTGATTTAAACTTTAAATAGCTTGATTGCCCATAATTGTCAATGCTGTATTTAACCACCCTGTTCTCTGACATATCAATCTTAGAACTCCAGTCCTCAGGATCGTTAAACAATATGTCGTCTATATAGGTGCACCTGATTTCATTTTCAACATCATCAATTTCAAACTGCTGTCCATAGATGTTAGCGAAGTCTAGCCACACTTTGCTTTGTGCAACGTCCGGCAGTAATGCTGAAAGGCTGAAAGTGCCACCATATGATATCGGTAAAGGAAATTTGTTCACCAAAATCAAATGCTTTAAAAACCTTTCATCCTGTAGCACTGCACCGCTAATTGCATATCCCATATATGCGGCTATCGCCTTTATAACCGTGTGGAAAAATATCTGCGGCATCAAGTAGTCAGGAGGGATAGTCCTTATGAAAGGGTAAAACCCATCCGATGGCAAATCGTGCTTACCGTACTCTGCATAGGCATAAATGTAACCGTCAGTTCTGTTCCATGAGTTTCTTATGGCAGTCTCGCCCCAAACGTGATCATATGCGGACAGGTCCAGCACCGACAATTTAGATTGACTTATCACCGAGTAAAAATCTGACGCGCCAGCGAAAGACTGAATGTTATACCCATCCTCCGCGCCTTCAATGACACAAAACCCTTCGAACACGGTAACGCCGCTGATATCGACACGAAAAATATTCTTACGGTAAGGTATCATTGAATCAGAATTCGGCAACTCACAACTCTCAAGGGCCATTTTGTTGCGCTGGCTAAAAGGAGCTGTGAATGTATTCGATTTTATACCCTTTCTCTTATTGAGTTCTCCAAAAGTGATATTACCATAGGTGGCCACTATGGTCTCATCGTCGTCAATGTCGATTAGGTTATCGTTTATGTATACCTCGGTATTCATTTACCTATAAAAGAAAAGTCCGAACCTACCAATATAATCACTCCACGATCTTCGCCTTTATATCTAAAAACAATCCTGTCTTTGTCGCTAATAGCTAGCGTTATGTCTTTTTTCTCGTTGTCAATCAGCTTCCTTTTAAACAGATTAGGCACAATGAAGTTGTCAATAAAGTACTGTAGCCTTGCAGCTATATGCATGGCCCTATAAAAAGGAGGCATTTTTTGATCGAAAGTGTTTATCGTCATTGTGTTTGTATGGTTATCTCCTCTGCGTATTTGAACTTAAAGCTATCATTAACCTCTATGGCTTTAAATGGCGTAGAGTACTTAGTAAAGCTTTGACGGTCAAGTATAATAGGTATGCTCCACTGCCTGGTATTATCCGAATAAAGATAAGCTTGTATACTCTGCCGCAAAGAAGAAATAAAATCTAAGTCTCTAATGCTCTTTATGGCTATGGTTGCCTCAGCTGTGTCGTACACATTTTTAACCGTGGCCCTACGAAGTTCTTTGCCTCGCTTAAATGTAGTCACGTCTGCAATATCTTTTCCGTATGTTCTTTTCCCTCCAAACACATAAGAACTCCAGCCACCCTCACGGTTTATCCAGGCAATATTAAAGCCTCCCACGCATTCTCCTATCGAGCTCTGGATAGGATATATGCAAATGGTAAGCGTGAATAATGTTGTTGAGCCATCTTTGAATGTGTAGGTGTAGCATCCTACTATTGCGTTAGGTCCACCTACCAGGTAATCATTTCCATCGTAATCAGACCCATCATAGTCACCACCTCCAGTGCTGGCACCTGTATCAATGTGGAGCTTAACAGTATCTGACGGCGAGCTTTGAAGCGTGATCCACAAAGGTAGTGCGGGCGTTATGTTCAATGATGATATAGGTCCCGCAGGATTAACCCACCGAACGTCATACGTGTTTAAAGCGATTCCAGGTATATAAACAACGGGGTCGGATGAAACTATATTCGTTTGATCGCTTGACGTTACGTTTTTTACTCGACCAACGGTTAGATCTATGTAAGAAAACAACACTGGATATCCCTTCCCAGACTCCTCGTTTATGAAGTTGATCGGGGCTGGACCAAGTGGTATAAGAGACCCCAGATAGTTGATTAGGTCTGGTATTGCTGAGTATACTCCATTAAATACAGTGGGTGCCGCAATCATGTCAAAATCCCTTGGCATCACATAGTATTTCCTGAGCAAAGTTATTTCGTCTCCGTTGTTTATAGGTTGGTTGATCTTAAACAGTGCTTGCAGAAATCCTTCCAATCTCAGTATGTACTCACCGCTATCCGTTGGATACACGCTGATATCGGCTACTTTTTCGAATACATTGAACGATGCTTTCTCGGCCAGCAGCTGGAATACCTGCCTATCAAATGGTGCGAAAGAAAGAATTTCATCGCTCACATAGACCGCATTAATATAAAACTTCATCGGGTCACCAGGGTCATCAACGCTTGTCACCTGGAATCTGCCCCTATAGACAGATCCCAGCAGCCTGATAATAGGTAAGGTTGCCAGGTAATCGCGTCCGTCCGTGGTGGCGGTTTCAAGATAAGTTCCGGTCATGTCACTCTTGACTGTAGCCGTAGCATTGTCTAGTGTAAATCCTATCTCTATCGGATAGAACACAGGCGCATAAAGTGGTGGAAGTCTTGAAAGAGACTCAGAAATCAACAGCGGCGGATATACAATGCTATCCGTTATTATAACGAGCAGGCTTACAGAACACACGCCGGATAACTCACGAATCAGTACGGTATAGTTTCCTGCCGCAAGATCCGTAAAGCTTATAGAGCTGCCCACGGGAGAAACCCAGGTAGCACCGCCGTTTATGGAGGCTTGATAGTCTGCAATGGTAAGCGTGCTTGTTGTTACCGAAATGCTTCCGTTCGGAGTGGTTGGACTGGTGTTGTTAGTGCGGGTAGCGCTGAAATCCAAGGCCGATATATCGCAGCATATCGGGGAATCAGACTGCACTGTCTTATTCAAATAGTATAGGGCACTGGGCTGAGCCGGCGGCTCTCCTCCTCCCTCAGATCCCACTTCCTCAACAAGCTTTGTTGTATAGGAAATGTAGTCCCCATCGTTGCAGTAGTTATATATTCCAGTTCCAACTGGAGGGTGCATGACGCCGTAAGTCCCTGCAGGCTCATCAGTTGGAGAACCAATGGTTGTTAGATCTGTGGCCGGATCGAAGTAGTACGACCTTACCGATTCATATCCTGGTCCTAAGAAACTCGGGTTTACATCCCTTTGAAAAAGTATTAGCGCCATTTTTTAAGCCTTTTGGAAAAGTAATTGGGTTACCTCGTTTATGACTACGTCCTTTATGGGGAGGGTGAAATTGTTGTGAATATACTCCAGGTTCAGATAGTCAGAAAGTATGCCCGAATGGCCGCCTTGTCGGTACAACAGGCTACCCTCCTCCTTCATCTTTCTGTTGATCAGGTAAGCCAGGGATGATTTACTAATGGCCTTTCCAAAGTTTGAATTACTGGTGTTGGCGATCGGCTTGTCATCTATCCAGCCCTCTATAACCTCAGGCGGGGCGAACTTGCCCGGCTTACGGCCGTCCTCCAGAACGGTAATGTAAGCCCAGGTTGAGCCCACGATCAACCGGTTATCCGTGATGCGGTAGAATAGGCTTTTTTCGGCCTCACCGGTTGAGTGCACGGACCCGTAAGGCGTTACCTGCTTATTCCTGATGTTGTCCTGTATGCCCTTTATAAGCCGCTGGGCGAAGTCTTCCATGATGAAAACAGCAGAGACTAGCATGGGATGATGGCTTTAATTCCGCAAAACTGGACATAGCCTGAGACCTCAGAAGAGAACGCCGGCACGTATCCGTATTGACTGCACAGTGTCTTAACTAAGGATTTAGTTTCAATGTCTATGATGACCACGTCAGTTATGCTCTTGTCCTGGGCGAACAGAAATTTAAGGTGGTTCGTTATGATATCCTCGTAAAGACTCAACAGGACGTAAAGTTTTCGAACGTGAATTGAATCGCGAAGCCCGACACAGTGCCTTGGTACATCTGAAATTGAGGCTCTTTTCTCACGGCGCTTATGCGGATCTTATCGTTTTCAGAAAGTATCGAAAGGAAAGAATCGCTCAAAACATCCATCTCGGCGATGATCTGCTCGCGTTTGTCGGTGCTGCTGTCGGCCTGGTCTTGCTGCCAGAAACCTATCAGGATGCTGTTTTTATCGATGAAGTTCGGGGTATCGGCTTTATTGATCGTTACCGGGTACAGGAAGATAAATGGGTAGTCTCCGTCGAACTTTTGAGAAATATCAACATGCCGACCATGGTCGAACCGGCCCGTACCGTTGAGGGCTTCAGTTGCGGCATTCCTGATTGAATCTATGGTCCCCTGGTAGCTCATTTCTTCGTTCTGGCTTTGATCAGTTCCTTTTGATATTTAGACTCTTTCCAGCTATAGTACAAGGCCGTATAAACCTCGATGGCCGGTAGCTGTAGCACGGCCTTGACCTTGATAGGATCTTTGCCAGCCAGCACGAAGGCGGTGCCCCAGGCCCCGAACATCGACAAATCCGATATGCCGGCGTTGGCCTCTTCTTCGTCAGGCTCAGCGTGGATCATGTCATCAAAACCCTCTAAAAATACGGCAATTTGGCTTATGATATTGATCCCAAGGCCAATTAAACGTACCGAGTCTTTCTCCTTTGGATAATACAGCATGGCCACATTAAGGAGCTTCCGGTATGGCTTATGCCCGCTGGTAAGCTCCATTTTGGCAATCTCCATCTTTTCGTAGGGCTCACGTTCCACGTGAAACGCTTGAATGGCAGGCATAGTCTCGCATTCGTGGATAAAGGATATCAGGGTGTAGATGGGGAATAGCGACGTTTCGGAGGCCCGGTTAATAAGGTCTGCCGGTATGTCTGTAAGGCAGGCGATCTCGGCCCGGAAGTCGGCGCAGTCTGAAAGTCGGCAAGGGTCTACCTCCTCCCATCGGGTCTGAACCCGGTACTCTTTGCCATTGACTTTTACTTTTACCATGCCCCTGAACTGGTTGATCCTACGCCTTCATCATCCAGGGAATACCTGATAGCGTCAATTATGTGATTGTGCTTGTCTTCCGGTTGGTCCGTTGGCATTTTGTTTTGGTCGAGCTGCCATTTATACTCCTGGCTTTCGTCAGCAATCGCGGGGCTGTCTTCGGTATAAAACACGTTGAACTTTTTTAATCTCCTGATGCCGGTTAAGACGCTGCCCGGGTATTTCTTGCAAGGTATGATGTTCCAGCCCAGTTTTTTAAGCTCCTCGATGTCGCCAGGCTCGGCGCTATCTGCGTATATCCTATCAGTCTTACGGATACCCAGCGCCTTAAGCCTATCGTCTAGCATGGGTATAGTCAGACCTTTGTCATACACCATCTGCCGGCACCATAGGTTGTTATTGTGTCGCTCAACCTCTACAACGGCTAGAGGGTCATTGAAACCGAAGTCAAGCCCGTAGACCTTATTGTAGAGCCCGGGCATTGCTGGTATCGGCGTCCATCCTGTGAAGATCCGGCCGCGTACCCCTTCGCTTATAAAGCCCTTCACCACGGTCATTAGGTGCACACCAGTGTATCTTTCGAGGTTGGCAATGAAAGACTCGTTAAGATTCTGCCAGTTGTCCTCATAGGTGGAGAATATCGACAGGAGATTTTGATTTGCCTTGGGCACCGAACGGTAGTATTTGTTGCCCTCTTCGTCGGTCTCTGGCGTGTCGATGAGGTGGTACCATCGTTTCCATATCCAATGCCGTTTGTGAGGCGGGTTGAATATCTGTATAATTTGGATCTGCCCTTTGATGGTACGCAGAGAGTCATCAAGTTGCTTAAATTCTTCCTCCTCTACCTCTTCTGCCTCCTCTATGGCTACGTGTGTAGCCCCGGCGATGGATTTAAGCTTGGCGGTCTGGTTGCCTGACGACTTCTTAAAGCCTTTGCTGAGTAGCACGTTCCCTGTTGGCAGATGTACCGCGGACATGCTGGAGTCATTGAGTGCAAACTCCTCCTCTATACCTGCCTCCTCTATTCGGTCTTTGAAGTCACGCCAGAGAGATTCACGCACGTCCTTGTGGATCGAGCGCATAATATATCCCCGAAAGTATTCAGTCTGGGTAATGAGGTGAAGGAAATAACGCATGGCGGTGAATGATCCGCCACGGCCCCGGCCACCATATAAATGAATGTAACGGGCTTTGGTTGTAAATAACGGCTTGTACTTTTCGGAGAACTCAAGACTTAGGCTTACCATAGTCTCTGAATACAATTTCACGGACCCCACCCTCTATTTTTTCGCCCAGTGTTGTAACATCCACGTGATCAGAAGGCTTGCCGTAGATGTAGGCCATTAGCAACTGTTGGTGGTTGAAGCTGCCGGATTTAGCCTGGTCGAATATCTTTTTTATAAGCTCTTCCTTACCCGATTTACCGATAACATCTTCAATGAGCATTGGCAGCCCCATAACCTCAGCGCGTGTTGCTCGGCCTGCTCCTTCTCTTCTACCTCCGTGTCCGTTAGCCATCTTGAAAAACTTGAAAAAACTTGATTTTTAATGAAGAATCAAGTTACACGTTTCCGTGCACATTAAGAAATTCGGAACATGATCTGATCACGTCCAGCCCAAAATATAATGCGCCATCGCTGTTTTACGGGATTATGTTCCATATAACCAGGATATAGTATTTAAAGATCAATTCCAGGATAAAGACGGCAACCGTGGTGATAGTGAAATACCCGATACAGGCGATTGAAAGTCGAATGATGCGCTTGAGTTTGTCTTTCATGATGCTGGTTCTTCGATCCATTTCTTAAGCGGGCAGGACTCCTGTGGGAGGCGGGTTTTTGCGTCCACTGGGCACCCGCATTGGGCACATATCAATCCGCCTCTGAGCTGGGCGCAGTTATTGCAGATTTTCACCCTTCGTTCTGAAAGTACTTGGTTTACACCGGCGGCCATGTATGCCCATCCGGTAGCGATCCGCTGTCCATTCTTTACCGTCTTTGCGAGTTTGTCACAGCACATAAAAAGCGAAAACCTGTCTGTAGGTCACCTTCCCCGGGCCCGGGAGCTATCCATGAAACAGGTTTGGTTTAGTGTTAAAAACTGATACCATGTTGCAATATACGAATTATTTCGTAATTAAAAATCGCTGGTTTTAATTGGGAGACCAGCAACTCCGCCTCTGCCCCGGCCATGAATCCACACGCCGTGTTACTTCGGTTCTTTCAGGCCCTCCGCGATTTCTTTTATCGCCTCGCCGGTGGGTTGTTCATCGGGGAGCGCCGCGAGCGCACGTTCCACGGTTTTGCGCTGTTTTCTGAAAAGGTTCGCCATAACTAGGGCGTTTCTGTGCTCGGCGTCATGCCTTTCGATGATCTTGGTGAGGCGATCGGCCTCTGCCTGGAGTTGCTCGCGTGTGGTCATTGTTTCCTCTGTTTTGCCGCTTGGCGCAGTGCTTTGACGAACTCTTCAAGTGATTCATAGTTAATCTGAATATATCCTCCTTCTGATGTTACTCGCATCACGTCAGAATAAGGCTCGATAAGGATGGCCGGCTCAGACACACCGGGTTCTTGTGATTGCCAAATCACGATAGAGTCTACTTTTGCGGTGTCTGTCATAATACAGATAGGTTTTCCCTGTTTAGATGGCCTCAAGGATTAAATATAACGCCTTTATATCGTTGTCTTTAATAGGCTTCTTGGTCTTTATCTCTACTCTCATAAAAGAATTTGTTTTGTTTCAAAAAGCCGGCGAGTTTACCCGCCGGCATATCACCCAAAAATTACCCCCACTTAATTATCGTGTAGTTATCCTTGTTATCCGCATCTTGGATAGTATTTATATAATGCCCCAATTTCTGAAAATATTCTATTGTTTTCATTGGGGCCCATCCATTTAGGACCAAGCGATCAGTATGCGGTCTTGTCTCCTCAATGAGCTGCTCAATACGGTCGACAGACATATCTGCGCTATACCCATCTTCAGGTGTTGATTCTGCCACGTTATTATCTACCAAAGGCAACGTGCTATCATCAGTGATAGCGGGTAGGATTATAACATGATTGAGACTGCTTTCCGGGTGGACTTTAGGAAACCATTTTGCAAAGATCTTTTCGGCGTCTTTGATATATTCCAGATCTGTTTTTTTGCCGGACTTTACCGCAACAAGCCGAATGGAGGAATATCCAATTCCGCCGGTCGTAAAGTTGAAAGATGCTAAAAGTAGCTTTTTCATATTATTGCTGTTCAGTTACGCTGTCCCCCGTTAAGTCTTAAAACCCTGGCCGGCCCATTACTACACAAACTGACCAGGAATGATACCTTCCGAGGACTACTCGCCATCCTGCGCGCCAGGGCCGCCGCTGCCTGTTTTATGCGCCTTCGCTTATCGGCTTTCTCATCCGGCTTCAAGTAGGTATCTGCCTTGTAGTGAATGTGGACAGATTCGAACTGTCACTGCGATAGTTAGCTACTCTATCACACTTGGGGTCAGCCCATTTCTATGGCCGCTAAACCATATACTTCCGGACTACTTATATCACCCCCACATTGGGGTGAGCGTCTGCCCTTTCGCCACACATTCAATACTCGGGGATCGGCAACCCCGGACTTTTTTAAACTCTCACTTGTTTTACCTGACCTATGCTATCCCGGCCGTCTGCCGGGTGAGCCGATTTTGAATGTTTATTCGCCGTAGCCGT